CCTTTTGTATTCTAAAAATGTTGGATCACTTTCTTTACGTTTCTGATAGTATCGTTTACGTTGAATATTAATTTTCTCTTTATTATTTTGTCTATATAGTTGAGATGCTTTCTTTTGTGCTGGTGTATATGAACTATACTTAACTTCTGTTTTGACCTCTTCGCTCATTATATATATAATGATATTATTTCTTTATATCTATTTGTCACGGACTTTAACCTCAACAGGAATCTTGAACATATCAATACAACCTTTTTCATCTTCACTTGTTATGACTTCAACTTCTTTTCTGAGAGTTGGATCTTCTGACCTAAAGAAATGTTTTAGAATATATTCATTCTTTTTAAAATCACAAGATTTATTAAGGTCATCAAACATATCCATAAAACATGAAACGTCATCATATAAACTTCCTGATCTGAATTTGGATGAATTAATAAAGTGACCAATAGCTAAACAATAATAACCACATGCATTATTCATTAAGCTTTGAACATCCTTTTCAGTAAATGGGAGACCTTGTGTTTTAGTTGTTTCCTTTACCGCTTTTTTGATATTCTCGCTTGGAGGTGCTCCATATGGATCAAAGAATATCTTTTCAATTTTACCATTGGGATATTTTACAAGTTGAAGAAAAGTCCAATGAGTCCCATCGTTTTCAGATCCATCTTCATTATGACTATCTTCTAAATTTACAAAGTAAGCTTTATTATATTCTAATGGTGCTTGAAGTTCATCCTTGAAAACAATCTCAGCTAAAGGAATATTCATTCTTTTGCATAGTGTTGTAATTTGTGTATCAGTTAGTGACATTTATTAATATATATAACTTATTTATTCTTTATATAACTTATTATTATATTCCATTATTCCAAATATATTTTTATATTATAAACTTAGTATATAATATAAAATTAATTATGGTAAGTTTTAAAAATAGAGTTAAAATTGGAATATTGGAATAATATTTATACATATAAACCATTACCTCCCATACTTCCGTCATAAGCACCTCCAGAATTAAAGTGTTGGAATTGAACAGGAAGGAAATGTTGGAATTGGAAATTTGCACTAAATGGTTGTGATACTAATGCAGGTGGAATATATGTATGTAATAAACCTCCTTTTAATCCTACTGTTGATTTTTCAATAGCACCACCTACCAACCTTGAACGAGGTTCTAATGGATCATAACCACCGTTTAGTGCTGCTAATCCTCTGCGTGCATCAATACCATGTTTGCTCATTAATGCACTATTTTTACTATTTAAAAAATTATCCATTCCAGCACGGGCGAGATAACCATAATTAGTTCCTAATTGTTCATTGAGAGCATCATATAATTGTCCAACCCCTGACCCATGAATACCAAAACCCATACGTGCCATTGGACTTGTTGTAGCGTTATATACTCTTCCAGCTTTACCTGCTGTATCAATAGTATCACGTAGAGAAGAGTCTACAAATGTTTGCCATTTATTTGCTTTTTTGACACGTCCAATTTTTCCTCCTGTCATAGGTGATGGTCCAACAGCTGGACCTGATGCTGGTAATGTTCTGACTGGCATAGATGTGCCTTCTCTTGCAATACCATGGGCTTCTGGACTGATAGCTTTAGCAATACCTTTATTCATTTCAAGTTCTTCAGGAGATAATTGAACTTGTGAACCTTTACCTTTATTAAAAGCCCTTGATACAATATTGTATGTAGTAGGATGAACAAGTAACTCAAAACCAGTTCCTTTTTTAATTCTAACTCTGTGACCTTTTTTAAGTTTTCTTAATTGATGTGGACTTGCGTCAATCTGTATTTTTTGCATTATTTAAATAATCATTATCTTTTTAAATGATTTATCATTATTTCAATATTAATTAATATTATTTCAATATTAATTAATATTATTTAATTATTAATTTCCTAAATATTTAAATATGGAACAAATTATACTATATAATAATAATATAATATATCTTTAAACTATTTCTTTTTCTAAACGTTTCTTTTCACGTTGTTTTCTTGCTCTTTCACGTGCTTTTTCTTTTTGCTCTTCTGTTTGAGGTTTCTTTGCATATGCTTCACGACGTGCTTTTAATTGTTCTTCTTTTTCTTCAGGTGTAATTTTAGATCTATACTCTCTAATATATAGTTTATGATATTCGGGATCTTTTGTTTTAGTCATTTCTGATTTAAGTTTACATCCTTTTTCACGTCTATTCTTTTCAGCCCATACTCGTTTATATTCCGTTAATTCGTTTTTCTTTTTTTCTATAATTTCAGGGTTTTGGTTTTCATCAAATCGGTCCTGATTACGTCTGTTTGTTTGACGATCAACCCATCGTAAATTATTAATATTATTATTTTGTCTATTACGATCAATGTGATCTACTTCGGGAAGATTATCAGGATTAGGAATCCATTGTAAAGCGATCAAACGATGAATACGGTATTTTTTACGTTGTCCATTTAAATGTAAATGTAAAAATAAATAATCATCGCCAGAAATACATTGTTTTTTAATTTTAGAACTTTTACATGAATACACATCACCATTTTTATTGATTTTGTATAAGTTTTCATATCCTTTAATGAATTCGAAATCAGTTAATTCCATTAATATATATAGTAAATAAACCTTTAAGTTATTTAGTGATAATATTATCATTGAATAACTTAAAAATATGGTTTAAAGCACCTAATCTTTTTCTACTTAAACCCTTGCGCCAGTAAGTATATCAATCGAGATCTTCACGCCATATTCAACAAATACAAAATAATCCATTGCTTTTACACTTTTATTCTGTCCAACGATTTGAACAGATTTAGGCACACCCATTTCAACAGGTAACATGCGTTCAACGTTAACATAGTAATAACAATAATTCATATCAAATTCTTGACGACCAACTAATCCAGAAGTTAAACCATCAGTTAAACCTCCATTGACAGCATTTTGTCCATAAAGTTGGTTATTGAATTGTTCAAAGTTATATTTTTGTAAATTGTAGATAGCATTTTGACCAGAAATTTGAACATTAAAATTTGTGATGTGTGCCAATGGAGAAGTTGGACCACAACCAGCAGGATCAAACGGACTTTGATATACTGGGTATCCTTGAATGAAACCTGTATTAGTGTTATTACCAAAACCTGTTTTAGTGCATGTAACAGATGATCCTGCTGATGAAGATAAATATGGTAAAATTAAAATACTCTTAATATTTGCAATACCATTTGTAATAAGTTGATTTATCATGCCATCAGATGGAACATTAATAATTTGATATTGGTATACATCAGTATAATTAATTTGTTTAACTGGAGAGGATAAAATCGCCTGTTCAAATGGTGGATTGAAAGTATATGCTGGAACATATAGATATACACTGTTTGCTAATTGACCAGTTGAGTTATTTGTAATAGTTGCAAGAGTTTGATCTAAACATCTAGACCCAACTGAAATATTTGTATAATATGTTGCCTTAACACTTGCACCAGCAACCGCAGTAGTAAAAGATAAAGCTCCTAAACCTGCACCACCGTTATTGGTAGTTGGTGCGGTAATCATCATTGGATTAACCCCTCCAATAGCATTAGATACAGATGTAACATGAAAATTTTGTAATGCTACAGCACCAGCACCTACTGTTCCATATGTGGTTAATAGGGTTGATGATGTGTTATTAAGATTTAAAGTTAATTTCATAAATACACCTTTTAACAAAGGACACATGTTAAAGAAACTATGAACATGTTTGAGTTTAACAATTGACATTACAGAAATTTGTAACACTGGTGCTGTTGCAATAGTAACAACTGGGTCAGCACCTGCAGCAGCTGCAGCAATAGCAATATTTCCACTTTGTTTAGTGCTAATATATGATTTCCATAATGATTTTGAAAAACTATCAGATAAAAATGTGTTGCTGTATGTTGCTGTAACACCTCCTTCTAAATAGGCATCACTTGTGCACATGTAAGAATGAGAATCAAAATTAATAAGATTTTTACGTTGTAAATATCCGTTATTTCCGTTACCTGATTCATATGCATTACCTCGAGCAGTCACTTTTTGGATACCTACATAATCGGTGTTATTTGCTACACCATTCATTAAACTATCAGTTCCAACAACAGTAGTTGCAGTTAGTGCACCTCCTGCAAGAGCTGGATAAAATTGAAATGATGCTGCATCATCAGGATAAAACCCAATTTGCCCGCCTTGTGACAAAAGATCTTGATATGATAATGAAGTCATCAATTTAAATGTATTCCACATATTTATGTAAGGAGTTTGTTGCACGCATGTACTGCCGTTGTAATCCAATGTAAAACTATGGATAATTTGACCAAACCAGTTTTTAAGACCGATGGCATTATCAATATTACCTGTGCTTGTTGGAGATGTTTCAGTATTCCATTTTCCTAATGGTTGATTTCCATTTGTGACGGCTACTGATGTGCTTGTTGCATCATTGTCAATCACGATGCCTCCAGATGTAGGCATCCCAATAGTTAACAAGAGTGGAATGGCTAGATACGATTCTCTGTACGACATATATTTGTTACTGTTTGAAAGTTGAGAAGTATCGATGATACTTTGATTGTTGCTATAATTTTGATTTTGGTTGTCTAAAATATTAATCCAGTCTTTTCTCACGAAGACGTTTGGGCTTCCTTCCACTTCTTGGGATAGGTCAAATACTAGTTTATCACACATTAGGAATAATAGTTTATTAATCTTTAAATATCTTTAAGGATTAATAATAATGAAATAAATTAAATGTGCATCACAATATTCTTTCTTGGTGTAGATGTCGGTGGTGCAATATTTAGATTTGATAATTTTGAACTTAAACTTTTAGGCAGTCCTTTACCTTGTGAAACTCCTGCTCGGGTATATGGATTAATTCCAGTAGTTGAAATATAATCATCCATATCCATGTATGAAGAACCACTACCAGCACCTCCTGTTCGTAAAAGGACAGAACCCATTCCTTCACCTTTAACGAATTTCATTCCTTTGTGATATGCTGATAAGGCATTTAAATTTGACGCATTATGATGCGGTAACTGTATTGATCTAACTGAGTTATATACCATTAGTATTTAAAAGGAATCATATCTTTAATTACATTTTAAAAGTTAATTTTTCCTTGATCAGAATGTTACGTAATTTGAATACAGATTTTAACATATTATCTAAAGTTGCTAGTTTGCTATTAATAACCTTTTCATGTTGTAATTCTGTATCATTTTTTAAATCATTAAATAATTTAGTTTTTTCATTATTAATATCAGTAATAAGAGTATTAAGTTTTGATTCGTCCATTATATATATAATATATTATTTGTTTAAATACCTTATAAGGTCTTCCTATGGAATATATTATATAATTTATTGATTATTAAATTATTTACTTGTCATAAAAGATTCATCTTTATCTCTAAGAGTTAATAGGATTGTCATATTAGGATCATTAATAATTAGTGGTTGTAATGTTGGACTTAAAAATGTTAGACGTAATTCATTATAAGTTCCGTCAATCAATTTGTTCCACATAAAATTTGGTGGTTTTTCAGATATCAATTCTCCTACACCTACACTACTGTTTAAACTGTAAATAATACTTGATGGTTGTGTATATGGATTATTAATATTTGATAATGAAAATAAAACACTACTTGTCGGTTGAACTTGTGGTGATGTATTAGATAAATATGAAATTGTATTTGTTGTTGAATTTTTAGATGCGTAGTTGGTAGATGCTGATGGTGTTCCAAATGATGTAGCACCCCCAACATTATTAGCACTTGCAAAACCAGCGGTATATCCTACAATTGCATTAAAAGCACTTGGAAAAGTTACAATAGTATTATAAGAGGTGGTAGGATATCCAGCCCAATTAGATGGAAGAGAAATCCCTGAAGGGGCTGTTGCAGATGTAGGAATATAATATGTATTCAATTGAATAGCGTATCTATTAGCGTTTACGATTAATTCAAATGGATAATAATTTACTCCTGAAACTGTCCAGTATGTTCCGTTCTCAATACATTCGTATTGAATGTAATTATTAATTGCTGATATATCCCATAATCCATCTGGGATAGTTATTGTGAAAATTTGTGTATTTACACCTGATGTCCAAGTGTATGTAAATGTATTATTTCCATATGTTGATGTTATGTTAAACCATGAGTAATACATACTAATACTACTTACAGCTATATATTTATCTTTAAAAACAACTGAATTAGGAAATTTATATACTAATTTATTGTTTAAACCGTCTTGCACGATATTAGTGCCATTCATTACTATTACGAACATTATTTATATATATTACTTTGTTTTTAAATCTTTATTTATTATTTATGGAACATATATTTAGCTCGTCTAATATTGTCATTTTTATTCATTGTAGTTTTAAGACCTATACCAAGACCATGACCTATCATAGGAATACTATTAATATTTGATGATGATGATGTATATGCTGTTTTTTGTGTTGGGTAGTGTTCAAACCCTAAATTAATTGGGACTTGTGAACCACCAAAATAAAATGGTGGTTTATACATTTCAGATTTCATTTGAGGTAATTCCTCATTAAGATGATCTAATTTTACATGATAGTTATATATTCCTGACATTATCCTTATATGTGATTTTATCTTTATATAATTATTATTCCAAAATTCCAATTCCATATTATATTATACAAGTTATTATATAATATAAAATTAATTATAGTAAGTTTTAAAAATAGAGTTAAAATTGGAATATTGGAATAATATATTTTATTAATAATTTATTTATTGTTTATCAATAACCTAACTGAATTAAGTCTTCCATAATTTCCTGACATTCTCTTTTAGGTAGTGTTCCATTCTTAGATAATTTTAATAATAATAATTTAAATTTTTTAATAAGAACAGATGAATCATTACCCGCAAGTATTTCACCTTTCATCACATTAAATTGGTGAACATCTTGTTCCATTGAATCCTTTGACGGTGTAGGAACGCTTAATTTATCCATAATTCCCGCTTTACTTGATACTTTATGTAAATACTCTTTTTCATCCTCTGATAAATTAGATAGTTCATTAAATTTAGGAACACCTCCACCAATAATAGTCTTAATTACATTTGATAAATTTCTAGATATTTTTTTAGATGGATAACCCTTTACACCATATCCTTTAACATGTTTGAATGAAAATATATCGTCATCTAATCTATTTTTATTAATAATATATTTACCAAAAGGTACATGAGTATGTCCCTGTTTGATCCCTTGTGTTTTATCAATACGTTCATTAAGTGGTTTAACAATACCAGAACCTCGCGGACGTCCTACACGTCTACCAATTCCTGCACCTATCATAACATCATTGTTTACACCTCTAACGCGTTTAATTTCATCACGTATTATTTGACTATTGAAAGTTTGATTTAATGAATAATTAAAATCAAATTGATTTGTTAAATTAGTTATAGCGTCACCAATTACTTGTCTATCATAATTAATTGTTTGAGCCCAATTTGGGTATAAATTATCCATTTGTGTCTCTATATTTGGCATTTCTCTTAAAAATTCATTACCAAATGCATGATCGTCTGTTACATTATCACCTGATGATGTTTGTGTAGATAATATATTATCAAGGAGATTTGCTATTTTAGTAGTTAAAGTTCTTGATATCATTGTTTGTTGTGTTGTAGGTGGTGCAATTGATCCGACAGGAGGTGGTGCATTCGGAACAGTTGGTCTTAATGTAACATTTGGTATTGTAGTTTGTGTACTTGATGTTTGTAAAATTTGATCAGCTAAATTATTGATATATTGTGATTCGGTTATTGTTGGTAATAATGATGATAAATTTTCTAATAATTTAATAGATAAGTCAGGATTAGAATTTGCTTCAGATTTTTTTAACTGTTCTATTACTACCCTAAGTTGTGCTGGTGTTGGTAACTTATCAGTATATTCTATTAATTTATTATATCCTAAAGCATTAACAGAAGCCTGTTGTATTGGACTTGTATTTTGACTGAGATTTTGAAAATGTTGTTTCAATAATCCATATTTAGTTGATGAACTATTTGCTGATTGCGGTAATAAAAATTTATCCATTTCAAAAAATTGGTCTTTAATTTTATTTTTAAATACTGTAATATTTGGTGTACTTATTAATCTTAATGATATATCATCATATGCTGCTTTTAATTTAGCAAAATCACCAACATTAATACCGATGTTATCAGATCCGACAGGTCTATCAAATGCACTTTTAAGTGTTGAATTAATATCTTTTGATTTACTAAATATATCAGCTAAAAATAAATACATATTTTCAGCATCATTAGCATCACCTGCAATACCATATGCATATTTCTTTTTAAGTTGCGGAACTAGTTCTTTAACATTCTGTGCAAGCCATACTAAAAATGACCCATCCCCGTTTAATCGTGACGATTGAACACGTTGTAATACTAATTGAATCATTTGTGGTGTAGCTACACCAGAAAATTCAGCTATAATATTACGTTTTAATTTTTCTACATCCATTAAAATCTCTGCAGTTGTTCGCATGTCTTTCATTGTAGATCTGGGAGGCAATGCCCCTGTTTCAAGATAATTTTTATTTGCTTGTAAATTCATGTCGTCTATGTTAGCCCTAAGATTTAAGGCGTCCATATATTCATTTCTAAAATTTTCAATGTCTTTTACATATCTATAAGGTTGTCCACTCATATTATTATTTATTAATAATAATATGTGTTTAAGTGTCTATTAAGAATACACTGGATATGATGATACATCAGCTCCACATTGAAATAATTTTTCATTACAAATTCTATTAAATTCTTCTGTTATATCAGATTCAAAACCATTATTATAATCTTCGATTAGACATTTAATATTTCCAAGAAATGCATCTTTTTGTGATGGTTGTAGATTGGAAATATTAACTAAAGGATGGTGTCCAAGTCTATTAGCAACTACAACTTTAAATATAGTCAATAGATTCTTCTTTTTTTCTTCATTCTTTTCTTCTTCTGTCATTAACAATATCTTTTCTTCTCGTTCAATTGATTCAAGTCTTTCTTGCTCAAGTAGTTTCTCAGTTGTTAACGTGTCTTTTATCATATCTTTCTCAAATTCATTTGGTTCTTTATACGGTATATCTTTAACCCATTCAACATCTTTTTTATATAAACAATCTGAATTTTGGATTACCTTAGGTATATCAGTTTCATTAATAGTTTCCATTATATATATTATATAGATATCTCTTTATAAGGGTTTATAGATGCCTTTATAGAGTTTAATGGAGGTTTTAATTCATCAATTATTGATTGTTCAAAGCATGTCCCATCTGATAAACATGATATTTCTATTTCATTAATTTTACTAAATGTAAATGCATCCCAACCACCATTATTACGTATATATACATACAACTTACACCAATATAATTTACCTACTTTATTTTTAACATTCTTTTTATGATGACTCTTCCGTCTAGATAAATTTAAAGTAGATCCTATATAGAACTGATCTATATTATTATTATCTTGAATTTTATATATATAACATTTCATAATATTATATATATAATTATTGTTTAATTAATTATTCATTTCTTTTTAGCCTCTCGTACCTCTCTCATTTTACGACCCCATTCTTTAGCCTCTTGAGATCCTTTTTTAAATCCAGCACCTTTTTTACCTCGTGTATCCATCTCATGAATTGCACGATTAGCACCTGAATTAATTAATCCAACTGTTGCATTTGCCGCAGCTTCTTTAAGCATTTTACCAGTAGCACCTGATCCACTTGATTTGGTTGGTCTTCTGTAAGATGGTGGTTCTACTGCAGGTTTAAATTCAGGTCTTACAACTGCAGTTCTCACAATACCCTCACCTAACATTTTGAATCCTTTAATAACTGATTTTTTAACTCCATGCTTTTGATGGAGTTTAGCAATGTCTTTATGTAATGAATTCATTTTTTTCATAATTTTTTGTTCATCAAGTCCTAATTCTTCATCACTTGATGAATCTGAATCATAATCTGTACATTTCATTGATTTATTACCACGTTTTGCCTTTATACCAAAACCAAATACGTTCTTTGTTTTTTCTAAAATATCTGTTGAATGTTCTGCTATTGGATTAAATGTTTTAGGCATAATTTTAACATCGTTTTTATTAGTATTAGTTAATAAACTAACTGGGTCTAACATACTCTTAACTACTTTAACATTTTTATTATGCTTTCCAATAATTGCTGGGTTTAACGTTGTATTTTCTCCACCTACTAAGTTTTTATTGGCTAAGTTTTCAGCAATATTACCAGATTGTGAATGAGTAACTAAATCTACATTATCTTTACCATATTTTTTATTTGCTTTCTTTTGGATTGATTCAGCGTTCTTATATCTATTTGAATATTCATGTAATCCTAATGGAATTAAAGCATTATTAGACCAATCTTTTAAAGTATCAGTTCCTGCAAT